GTGGAATCAGCCGTAGAAAAAAGACCAGCCCTTTGCATAACAAATTCATCCGGCATCTTGTCTTGCTTTGAGAAGTTACATTTGCGACAGGCAGCGACTAAATTTTCAGGATCGTCGGTGCCACCCTTGGCTACTGGAATGATGTGATCGACTGTGTTGGCTTCCATGCCGCACCAATAGCATTCTCTTCCGTCTCTGTTAAGGATACGCAGACGAAGCTTCTTCCATGTGGCGCTGTTGACCTTGCGCTGTGAGTGGAGTGTCATCCTAGTAATAGCCCTTCTTTTGATGGAATGCCCAAGCCTTGCACATTGAACCATAACGCTTCTTGATGTATTTGATGGTGGCATCTATCTGACGATATGGATCTAACTCTCTGTAATGAGTTGATCGCATCTGTCCAAGTCCATAATGGCTGCCATTCTTAGCCCTTGGGTTCCATCGAGATTCTTTGTCGATGATGTGAGATAGACACTTGTACTGTTCATAATTGATAATCCGTGAATGTGCGTACAGCTTGTAATGATCCGCATTTGAAGCTTGTGCGGGAATCGTCTGTATTGCTAAAGAGCCTAGAATTAGGCACAAGAGTGGCACTAGCTGTATGCGCTCGCGCGAGCTATCCGGCACACCGGCTCGCTGCAAGCGATGACAGCGTACCGAACGAGTCAAGCGAATAGCAATATTGTGGATAACTTGAGCGGGCTCTCGGCGTGTTGTCCACATGTTATCCACAGGCTACTCTTCGCCTTCAATATATGGCAAGGCGTTATCTTCAACCTTCGCCATCCAATTCTGACATCGATCACAGCTCGGCACGACATACATTTCAAGCCGTCCGACTGTAATTTTCTTCCATGACGCACAAATTGGGCATCGGTAAAAGTAACTGACATGACTCATTGATGTCCCCATCCTTCGCCTTTGAAGTGAATTGGATTGGCTGTCCAAATTCGCGCCATAGGTAGTTCACAGCTGTCACAGTATGGATTGCGTTGCAGCTGATCGTTCATTGATCGCTTGATGCTTTTCGTCTTGCCGCATACTTCACATCTGAAGTCATACTCAGCCACGGGCGTCAGCCCTTTGATTGACTCCCATGACTCCACAGCTGAGACATTGCACTAAAGCCACTTCATCGCTGAGTGGCACTTCATTCTGAAAGACGGCGTGATCCGTTACTTTCTTTTCAACCCTGCATTGGAAGCGTAGCTTCTCCATGGCTTGATCTCCTTAAATTCTCGATGGGATGAAGATTGTATTGATCGACCCAATAGGTCGGTTGATCGCGTCTGCGCCACTTTTGATTCTTAGCAATTGCCACGGGAATCCAACCCTTGAGGACATAATTTGGGCTCTTGCCCGTGACGAGTATGGCGATGTCCGTGCTGCGATCGCTGTCGTAGATGATGAGTGATCCCGCGTCGTACTTTGTCCATTTGACTTCGATGATTGAGCCAACATCGGCTGTCCGCTTAAATCGAGAAGCTCTTGGGTTGAAGTCTTGAATGCCAAAATACTTCGCCACAGCAAATTCAGCACCTATTGACTCAGCAATTTCCAGAATGTAGTCGTGGAAATTCAACTGTTTGTTGTATCGACTTGCATGATCCGGATGCCCGTCGATTTCTTCCACGCGCTCAATGGCAACGCGAGCTGCGTCCCATTCTTGCTCATGCGATATCTTCATCCTCATTTGATGCAATCTCCACAAAACCACAAGATTGTGAGCCCGTCGTGCTTTTCATGGCGACCAAATTCAAGCGGCTTCCATCGTTCACACTTGTCGCACCAATCAATTTTGATTGGCTCATTCCGGATCTCCGTCCCATCGATCTGAATAATAAGAGATTCGCCGGTTGGCTTCTCGATGTATAGCTCTCCCATCTTAAAGCTGCACTTTCCAAGTGCCATCGGATGCAAGGACATACCAAATCGGCGAGCATTGATTTGCCTTTACCTTTTCGGTGCAGACATGTCCGCGGTACGCCTTCGATGTCTTTGGTGACACGCCTTCTTTCAAAAGCATGTGTCCATGTGCGCAAATTGGAGCTTCTGCGATGAGCTCTCCGCCAAGCTTTGCTTCAATCTCTTGAACGGCGCTCTTGGCTGTCGTGAATCCTTCTTCCCAAATTGGCTTCGCCCATGGATCATCCTCGACGAATGCTTTTGGCATGTGCTCGACTTGAGTCATGTCCTCACGGCTTGGCTTCTCTTCTGTACCTAAGACCACCGAAGCGCAACGCCCAATTGCAGAGCTGACCGTATCTTCTACATACCATCTTTTCATTTGGGCATTAAAAGCGCCGACCATTCCATGCGCGTAATCGATAGCCGCTGGCTTCTCGTCTTCGTAATGACGATAAATCCTGCACTCGATGAGGATGAATCCCTTTTCAGGCTGCCAGTCGATGATCGATGTCTCGATGCGATTCGTTGGATATGTGGCGTGAAGTCTCTTGACCTTCTGATTGACCGTTTCGTAATTGTCTAGGAATCCCATTAGTCGCGGTACTCCGCTTTTCTGCTACCGGCAATCTTGCCGCGAATATAACCTTCGCGCTTGCCTTCCTTTTGTCCTAGCGTGTAACCGCCTGTGAAGCCCGTCAAGATGCCTAGCATCATCCACGCAGCTACTTCCATGATTGTGTACATATTTGCTCCCGATCCGGAAGCGTGTCTCGCTCCCTGTCTAAAGAGTGAAGCAAAAGCCTGATAAGGTCAAGATTCAGGCGTGGATTTCGGCGTGTCTTCCCCGCTTTTTGGCTTGTCTTTGAGTCCGTTGGATGCCAGTACCGATCCAAGAGATCCAGTCAAGAAAATGGTTAGGGTTGTGAGTAGCTCGATGAATGCCCGATCATTAGGAGCTTGATCGCCAAGTGGTTGAGTCACGAAGATAAGAGCATAAAGCATGCCACCGACGGAGAACATGAAAGTAAAAGCTAAAGAGACGCCGATAAAGACTATAAGGCGAGCTTTAAGCTGTTCATTTGTTAGTCTTCGCTGTGAACCCATTGGGATCTTCTCCATAGATGTCTTCGGTGCAGACGCCGAGCGCCTTGCATTGCGGCGGATTACATTCAGGCTTTTGCCAATTCTGGAATTCTTGGCATTCATAACGAGTCCAACCCTGATATTGACCACAGCCGGAAAGCCCTAACAGAAGACCCGTCGCTAGAGCAATCCGGAGCGGCGTCCGAGTCACTTCCCCTTTGACCCGAAAGCTGTGTCGTTAGGGTTCAAATAGCGCAAGACCACAGGGAGCACAGCTGCGAGCCCTGCTCCGGCAATTGCCTTTGGATCTGTAATTCCTGCCATGTACACAGCGATACCCGCTGCCAAGAATGAACGCGCCCATGACGCTGCCATTGCTTTAAGATCTGTCATTTCTTTTTCTCCTTTTTCAGAATGGATTTCTTTGGCGCTACGACTTCGATGATTGGCAAGTCTCCCTTATACGGGACATATTTTGGACGACCGAAGCCGACCACTTCTTTGCCCACGGTGCGAGTCTTAACCATCACCATTCCGCCGTTGCGCTGGTCGCCGCTGCCGGATGTATTGCCTTCGATGGTAACTATCGACTTGCCATCGATTCCAACGACGATTCCCACATGTGAAATCCGATCGACTCCGTCATGTGGAAAGTCCATGAATGCAAGATCACCGATTGCTGGTGTCTCACTCCATCGAGAAATTTCTTTAAACTTGTGAGCTCCTACAGCTGTGGAGACAACCGAGTGAACCTTGACTCCAGCTTGTGCAAGCACCCAATTGCAGAATGATCCGCACCATGGCAGACCATCGGCTTTTGTAAATTTGCCGTACTTTGTCAGATTATCGCCTTCTTCGATTGTGCCGATTTCGGCTTTTGCAATCTCAAGAGCTTGTGCAGCCGTACCGTTTGGGTAACTCATCCGAGTAAAAGTCCAACTTCTTCTTTGGTAATGCCAAGACGATCAAGTAATGCAGCTTTGGCAATAGCACGTTCGGCTTCAGCCGCTTCTTCTGACGCTTTTGCTTCAGCCCTGTCATTTTGTTCTTTTTCAATAAATGCGATTTCTTCAGAAGTTGCATCGCGTTCAATTATTGAATCAGTAATGCCGTTGATTTCTGTTATTTTCATTATGCAACCTTCATTCCATAAACTAGAATTTCGCCTGTAATT